TAAAGCAGCAGGGTTCCGGACAAGTCCGGCGTCAAGGTCAATCATAAAGCAAAAGAGGCCCTTTCGGGCCTCTAAAGCTTACTTCTTTTTCTCGTCCTTCTTGATTTTCTTTACGATGGCTTTATCCTCGGCACGGTCTTCCGCCATATCCTTAGGCTTCTTGTGCTTCTTGTCCATCTTCTTGAACTTTGCCTTTTCAGCAGGAGTCAGGTTCTTGGTGTCCTTCTTATCCTGAGGCTTATCGTTCTTCTCGTTATAAGGCTTTGACTTGGCCATTTACTTGCCTTTCTTTTTCTTGCAGGCGCCCTTGCAGTTAGGTTTAGAGCATCCGCATCCGCATGACTTGCACATATTATTCTCCGCTTCCCTTTTTACTATGGTATTTCTTGGTGGCTGTTACACCGGCACCGATGGTGACGGCTCCGGCAAGCTTGGTCAGATTCATGGTTTTACCTCCACCTGGGTGGTGGACTTTTACGTCTTTGCCGTGCTTGTCTACAATGTGTGTCTTGCCGTCTGCCTTAAACTTGGCAGCGGCTTTCTTCTTTTCTACCGCCTTTGGGCGTGCTTTACTTTTTGGCACCCTTTACCTTCTTCAAATTAGGATTCTTAGCCTTCGCCTTAGCTGAAGCCTTGCGAGAGGATGATGCTAGTATAGCACCGGCTGCCTCCTTAGAGACACCTTCTTTTGCTGCAATTTTATTCTGTGCGGCCTTAAAGCCTGGGTGTTCTTTTGCCATTTCTATTCCTATCCTACGTTATAGATTGTTAAGGTAGCTGACGGGGAAGCTGGACGGGTTGGGTTTGTACCCGCTGCTGTAGCAAGAAGGGACATTCCTGATGCGCCAGACCACCAGTGAAATTGAATGTAGTCATTTGGCAGCACAGAAATAGGAGCTTCAATGTTTGCTAAAACCTGTGAGTTCTGTGCACTAGCTGTGGTAAAGCTAAAAGCAGAGCTTGGAACTTGAACGCCGTTTTTAGAGAACCAAGTTGTGATGTGATAATCACTTGTACCGCCAGTGAAGTTAAACTGACCTAAAAAGTTAAGGTTGTATGTTCCTGGGTTTGCAAAAACAATCTTACTTTTATCCGATGAGTTAAGGGTCATGCCCTTGCTTATATTGGTCGTGTCCCAAGTAATAAGGTTATCTGTTGTGGTTCCTCCGCTAGCTTGATTTGTGCTTAAAGCAAAGTTGCCGTAGAAAAGAATGGCTGCGGGAATTACAGGGCTGTTTATACGGATGCTCACTTTAATACCGCCAGTACAGATACGCTAGATGAAGCAGATGAAATTGCATAAACTGGCTCATTAACACTTAGGCTATCAATAGAGACAGAAGTTCCTGGCAACAAAGTAAGTCCGTATGAAGACGAGGTTACTGAAGGAGAACCAATATACACTGTAGCTACAAGGTCTACATTTTGAATGTTAATGGACATGCTATTCCATGTAGGATAGTTTTCTCCATTAACTGTTACTGTTGGATTTGAAGGGGTAACAGATACTGCATTTGAGCTGTTTAAAGCTACAACGTTATGTGATAGTGCCATGGTATTTCCTTAGTAGGTAGTAGGGTCAAAAGCAGAGTAGTTAGCGTAATGCTGGAACTGGCTGTCGTTGACAAGTTCTTCCGCATTTACTTGGTTACATTGTACACGCAAAAGGGTGTAGTTATTCTGGATAATGCCCTCAGGCAGTACCCGAACCGGTGTAAATACTTCGTGCCTAAAGACTATACGATCCCGAAGGTAGGAGTCCGGGTTGGTCTCGACATTGCCTAGCTCTGGGATGTTGTTGTAGTTGGCACCGTAGAAGTTTAGCTTGTTCTCGATTACGTCTACATTTATGACAATAGTTAGCTGGTCAGCGTTATAGAAACCGCGGTCAGTTTGGATAGATACACCTTGCTCTAGGTGAGCATTGACTACTGGGATAGTAAGTGGGGTTTTCCACATACGTCCTGTGCCAGAGTTGCCTCCCACATCGTAGATAGGATCTACAACAGTATTAGCAGAGTCATACTGCCACCACTCTACGGTGGTACCTACAGTCTTGACTAGCTCTGTGCTGGTACCAGAAACGATGGAGGCATGCTCTGAGGGTATGCTGAACCGTCCCTGTCTATTTTCTCCGCGCATAGATTAAATCCTAACGATTGTACTTAGGAGGTATGAACCAGTCTGTAAACGGACCATACTTAAGATTAACCCTAGTGTACTCTGAAAACCTCTTGATTTTGTCCTTATTGGCAGGGTCTTTAATGTAGGTAACCCAATTCTCTTCAATTTTTCCAAAGTACTCCTCCTTGCTAAGGTTGGTAGGGTTTGCCCCGCTAACTCTAAAGCTTGGGTCCTTTGGGTCCTTGCTAGTATCGTTTTGAAATAAATGGCTTACTGGCAACGTCATATTTGGAAATACTAGTGAGAAGCCCTCAGCTAGTAAGTTCATGGTTTGTATAACTTCTTCTTCCCAAAATATAGTTTTTGTAGGAAGTCCGCTATTTTCTACAAAATGCTTATTAGCAAACGCAAACTGGGCATTAAATTTTATACATGGGACAAACAACCTATCATCTCTTTTATTAGATGTTCTAAGGTCATTGTCTCTCCATGCAGGGATAGTGGTGTGGTCCCATGTCTTAAATAAAAATATAGGGTAGGATGCAAACTTATCCTTTAGAGTAGAAACTCTAGATCCATCGTTAAGGTGCTCATAGGAAGGAAGATAGGAGGTAATAATAGTCTTATCATTTTTAGTCTCTTCTAAAGCTTTTTTATATATGTCTACTAAGATGGTATCCCAATGTTTTTCAAATAGGGTGTGGGAGTCTACCTGTAAGACGTAGTCTTCTCCACCGTACATAGACAAAGCCTCGCTCCGACCAGAACCTACAGATACATCACATTCGTCTTTTTTATATCTTTTAAACTTAACTTGTGGGTACTTAAGTAAAGGTTCAAGCTTGTTCTTATAGAACTCTTCAAAATCTATTCCCTCCCTCTCATACGTCTCAAACATTACCAAACCAATAGTTATATCGTTTGGGTTGTCTGCACAGGTGATAGCTTCTTTTACCGTAAACTCAATTTGATTATCGTACAGTGTAGGGATCGCAATATAGATTGACATTACTTCTCCTTAGTCTTATATTCGCTCATGTCTACAAAGGTAGGGTTGTGTAGAAATAGCGAGGCCACCCTGGGATTACTAACTGCAAACACATCCACTAGCTCATCGTCTAGTATTACTCCAAGAACAATAGGCTTAGCAGCAGCTTCTTGAGGTTCAGGAACAGCCGGTTCTTCCTTTTTCTTATTAAGCTTAAACATATTTACCACTTACCTAACGGACACGTAGCGTGTTCCAATCTAGTTTTTGCTTCCATAAAACACATACATTTTTTACACTGAGCTAGTTTTGAATTAAACTCGGGGCACTCCCTACATATAGAGAGGCGGTCGTCGCTTCTCTTTTTATTCTCTGGCCCTAAGATTTTATCTATTAGGTCAAATGCCCCCATTAGTATTCCTTTTCTTTTCTCCAAAGCTTTTTATAGACGCCTTCTCCCTTGCGAATTTCTTGGGATTTTCTAACCTGTTCAGCCGTGCTGTTCCAGGATTGAGCATAGACCCACTTATCTCTTTTAATTGGAATTAGTTGGGCTATAGGTGTGCCTGCAGGGATGACCCCTTCAAACCCAGACTTAATAAAGAATGGGATATTACCCCAACCATTAAAATCATCTGCATCCATAATTCCAGATGTAGTTGTAAATGGTAGGTCAAACCTATTTAAAGGGTGGGTAACTAAAGTGCTGTAGCCTTTTGGTACCTTCCAACCCCATTGACATGTCCAAGCAAGGTGGTTTTTCTCATGTCCTGGTGGTCTAGGAATAGTGTGTCCTGTAAGACCAACTCTTTCATTTACCGGGTTAGTCTGGATATCATCCCAGGTAATCTTTAGCTCACCATCTTCGGTTTTAGTTACGTAGATGTTTACTGGGGTTACTAAAGCATAGCCAGAAATCATGGCGTCTAAGAATGGTACGCAAGTTTTTAAACCCTCAAATCTCATACCATGCTTATCTGTATAGTAACGCTCAGCATTTCTATACCATTCAGGAATAAGCCCCTTCATAGGGATTGGTGCTTTATGGTCCGGATCAACCTCTGGACTAGGTACGAACTTAAATATCTTCACTATAACCCTCCTACCGGTTTAGTTCAAAGAAGCGCTGAAATACCCCAACGTATATCCTTGGGCAACATCTGATTTAGTAAGAATAATACCATGGTTTGTAGCAGTCGGGGTCGCGCCTAGGGTGTAGGCGGCACTACCTACAGAGGTAGTTTGAGCGTTATCGCTATAGGCTGTGGCTGTTACGGCGGTTCCAACAATGCTTACTTTCAAAGAGCTAGCCAAGGCTGATAGGGCGGTGTTGAAGATGGTGCTTACTGTTCCAGCTACAGAGTTATAGACTCGTAGGTAGTAACCTACAGTTGCTCCTGAAAAGGTGTATGAATAAGAACCTGTGTAGTAAGGTGAGTAATATGGGGTAGATCCACTTGCGTTATATGAGTAATAGTTGGGCGTGCTGGATGTGCCATATGTAGCGGATGAAACAAGCGTATAGTATGAATAAGTGCCGTAGTTTATTACATATGTATAGTAATAGCCAGAAATATATGAGCCAAGGACGCGATCATAAGTGTAGACGGCTATAGGGTTTGCGTACTGTGGTACGTAATAGCTGTACGATCCGTGCTGCCATGAGTAGGTATCTGGGGTTATTTGGTAGGTGGTGGTGGTATATGTTCCAGTAGGGGCGTATGCCGTATAGTAATATACGGTTGAACCCGCATAGTTATAGCCTAAAGGAGTAGCTGAAGTATAGGTACCGGACACTACATAGCTATATGCGGTATCTGTTCTCTCAGTTACAGCAGCCCACCAGTTATTAGCGTCAGCTACTAAGAAAGAAATACCTGTACCAAGATCCGTAGCCTGAGCGATAAGGGTTACGTTAGGAGATCCTAAGGTCATAGTTGCAATGGAGTTATTTGTAGGGGCGTCGTTAGATTGCGCCTTGGTTCCGTTGGCAAACCAGATGCCTTTAATAGCTGTCCAGGTTCCACCGCTACTTGATGTTCCTAAAGAACCAGTAGTAGTACGAGCAAATGTATCAGAGAATGCTCCTACGAACCATTGTCTCCAGGTTCCTCCGATCTTGACCCATCCTGATGAAACGCTGTGCCACGAACCGCTAACCTTTACAAACTGCCCGGCTATGTTCCTCCAGGTACCGCCTACCTTTATTTGACCAGGCATTATACGTATACCACCCAGATATCTCCGTCAATTCCGTTTGTTGAAATAGGAGCTACTGTGCTTGCCCATGTATTTCGAACTACACCTAAAGTAGTAGATGCGGTTGTGACAGTTCCGTTTGTCTGGTTAACATAAGGTGTGCTCAAGGTCTGCCATGAAGGAAGTCCTCCAACAACAGTAAGGATCTGACCTGTGGTTCCAATACCAAGTCTAGCGTTTGTAGAGTTCCAGTATAGGAGGTCTCCGTTAGTGGTCAGCAAGCTTGCTGAGATATAGGAAGGAAGAGTAGACCACTGAGGAATTCCTGTACCGGCAACTGTTAGATACTGGCCGGTAGTTCCAATTGTAAGGTTGGCAGGAGTAGATGCAGCTGATGCATAGATCAAGTCACCTTTAGCTACGAGAGATGATTTAGCAATCGCTGCGCCACCTGTACCAGAAGCAGCGTTAATGCTAGATACGAGGTTGTTATAGTCAGTGCTATTTACATAAAGAACGTTGTTGGAACCCATCTTTGGAGTTCCTGTATAGTCTACGTTAAAGCCTAAGGTAGGGCCTGCAGCGTAGGTTTCAAAAAGGTTGTTAGTTCCACTACCAAGAGAAAGGACTAAGCCCTTTACGTTGTTAGCAGTGATAGTGCTACCACCGGTCTTCAATACATATGGGGCGTTAGACACGCCGTTTACTAGGCCGGCTTCGATATTTAGAAGACGATCGGCAATTGTGTTCCAAGAGAGGGTCGCAGTAGAGAAGGTTCCCGCATAGGTAGAGGTAAGGGGGTTTGTAGATGTGGCTGTGCCAAGGGCAGTTTCAAGAGCCACAATCTCTTGCTGCAAAGAGTTTACGTTATCGGCTGCTACAGTGCTTACAAGATCAACTTCAGCCGTATAGCTTCGTACTTGGTTGGGAAATCCACTAGGATTGCTTACCATATTGTCTCCTTACGATAATTGCCGCCCAGATATGTAGTAGAATTGTAGCATGAACTTGGTGCAAAAATCGGTAGAATTTGGGGGAAAGCTGGCCCCTATCGTTATTCCACAGGGCCTTTCTTCTGGACTTATGAACCCCTCCATCTTTATAGATGAGGATGGGGACATTCTGGTTAACCTACGGCATGTTAACTATACCCTCTATCATTCTGAGAATACCCAAAGGTTTATCTCACATTGGGGCCCCCTAACGTATCTTCACCCTGAAAAGGATATGCGACTTGTCACTGAGAACTACCTTTGCCGACTAAACTCTGACCTTGAGCTTACAGACTATTCTTTGGTAGAGATGCTATCTTTACACGAGCCTATATGGGAGTTCCACGGTTTAGAGGATGCCCGTGTAGTTCAGTGGGATGGGGAGTACTTTTTGATAGGGGTAAGGAGAGACACGACCCCTAATGGCGTAGGTCGTATGGAATATACAAATATTGAGATAGATAAGAGCACCTGGACAGTCAAAGAAAAAGCTAGAAAGAGAATCGCAGCTCCAGGCGAGGACTCAACTTACTGTGAGAAAAACTGGATGCCTATCTTAGACAAGCCATACCACTTTATAAAATGGACTATGCCTACCGAGATTGTAATGTCTACCCCAGACCCAGACTCAGGAACTGAACAGGTGGCTGTAAAAGACACTCCCCCAGCTCCTATGGATCAACGAGGCAGTTCTCATGTCATTAAGTGGGGGGATAACTATATCTGTATTACTCACGAAGTTGCTTTATTTAGTAATTACCTAAGACAAAAAGATGGTATCTATAAGCATAGGTTATGTCTTTGGGACTCCGAGTTTAACTTTATAGGTCTTTCTAACTCCTTTACTTTCTTAGACGCCAGGATTGAGTTTTGTGTGGGAGCAGCCATACTTGAAGACGATCTTCTTTTAAGTTTTGGGTTCCAGGATAATGCTGCTTTTGTTTTGAGAACGCCTAAGGTAGTAGTAGAAGATCTTATAGAGGAGGCACGTAATTATGGCAATTGAAGATGTAGTAGTAGATCTTTCTAAAGATCCGTTCAACCCTTGGTTAAACTTTAGATGTGCAGTTGAGTACGCACATAGACAGCAAAACGCATCTGCCGTATCTTTCTATTTAAGAACTGCAGAATACGGGGACGGCATACTTACATACAACTCATTACTTAGAGTAGCTCAATGTATAGATGACCAAGCTGAGAGAGTAACAAGTGTTACTCACGCACTTCTTCAAGCTCTATCCTATATGCCTAAAAGACCGGAAGCATACTTCCTTATGGCTCAGTTCCATGAAAGAGCCGGTAATTGGCAGCAGGCCTATACGTGGGCTGAGCTAGGCCTATCTATGAACATTGATAGTGATCCATTACCAGACTCCGTAGGATACTTTCCTGAGGCCCTCAGCTTTGAGAAAGCTGTGTCCGCTTGGTGGATTGGTCGTAAAGAAGAGAGCTTAGATTTACTTTTAAAGTTATCTGAAAAAGAACTACCAGCAGAGTACGAAACTGCGGTTAAATACAATCTTGAAAAGCTAGGGTTTCCGGTAGGTAATGCTGCCCCAATAACGCCAACCCCATTTCAAAAGTATCAACGTAATGGTTTTACTAAAGTAGAGGGGTGGGTTAAAAAAACACTCCCAGCATTCTTAGAGAGTATAAAAGATATCTCATGGAACGGTACCGGTGGAGTTTGTGAGATCGGTACTTTTAGGGGTAAATTCTTCTTGCAGCTACGAAGCTTATTGCCGGAAGCTGCAGACTCCTATGGTATCGATATCTTTGATGATCAAGATCTAAATATTGACCGCAGTGGGTATGGAAGTAGTCAAGAGCTATTTGCCCAAAACATTTCTAACTATGATCCGTTTGGTGGAGATAAGGTAACTATTATACGAGGAGATTCAACTACTGGACGCTCACAGGCTGAGATCTTCAGCAAGATTCCTGAAGGATCTATTAAGTACTTCTCTATTGATGGCGGCCATACTATGGCCCATGTCATTAACGACATGAAGATTGCAGAGCGCTTAGTTACTGACGCCGGAATCGTTATTATGGATGATATTCTTCACCCTCATTGGCTGGGTGTTATTGGAGGAGTAACTGAGTACCTTCGCACACATCCAACACTTGTACCTTTTGCTATTGGATATAATAAGCTTTTTCTTTGTAAGATGAGCTATCACTCTAAGTATATAGAGGAATTAAAAAATAACCCCTACTCCCAGCAACTTGTCACTTTTATGGACAAGGAGCTCTGGGGAGTAGAGGCTATTAGTTGGCTTAATTAGGCCTGAGCTTCAGACCAGGATAGTCGGCCAAGAACTGATACCGGAGTTGTTGCAAGGTTTGTAACAACGATTGTTAGAGTATCGGGGCCGTCTGGGTAAACACCGCTGTTGTTGTAAGTTCCTCCACCACCAAGGATTGAGTTACCTAGATCACGGACGTTAGAGAAGTCGATCGAACCAGTTGAGTTAGTAAAGAATCCGCCGGTTACTTCACCACCAGTTACTCCAACGTTTCCACCAGCATAGTCAGCGATCTGAGCCAAGCTTGAGTTTGGAGTCAAAACCTTGTTGCTAACTGCGTTAGTCCAAGCGGTGTTCGTAAGTGTCAATGATGCGCCTGGGTTAGCGTTTGGTGTAGCATTCAAGAATGCCTGCACAAGCACGTTACCGGTTCCAGCGCTGTTAAGTAGTGAGATATCTAGCGCCTTAAGGATGAGCTGCATACGGTTAAGTAGCTCACGTCCTCCTATTGGAGCTGTGATACCTGTATCAACAGATGGGGCGATACGAATTGACATAAGCGCCTTAGATGATGCGCCTGTAAATGTAGCGTTAACGTTAGTTAAACTAAGGGCAGTACCGCTGTTTGAAACAGTGATAGAGGTAGTTGAGTTTACGGCAGTTACATATGTTCCATCAGGAATACCTGTACCTGTAACCAACATACCTGGAACAATGTTTGAGTTAGCAGTTGATAGGGTCAGTGTATTTGACGCTGTTGAGTTCAACGTAGCTGTGGTTCCGCCTAGAGGCGCAATAGCTGTTGCAGTAGTCTGTCCATAAGTGAAGAGGAGCGACTTATCATCATCAAAGCGACCATCCATGATAATAGATGTACCCCAGTGGGATAGTCCAGGACCATAGCTTGGGAACGCTAGCTCTACAGCTGTAGGAGCTGTAGCTGAATAGGTGTAAGTGTTTCCTGAAGTAGTCGTTGTATTAACAGTTCCTGCTGTACCAACAGCTGGGAAGATTGTAGCTACAGCGCTCTGAGGAAGCAAGGTTGACTGTGAGAGTGTAAGTGTAGTTCCTGAGATAGCCGAGACAAATGTTCCATCAGGTACTGATGGGTTAATTACACGTTGTCCTACCTGGATACCTGCAGCAGAGCTTACAGTAACAGTATTTGAGCTTACTAGTACGTTAGTTACTGAACCTGCGGTAGGGGTTGTACCACCAGTAGCAACATAAGTAACAGATGTGCTAGTAGTAGACTGAACAACATAGGTATTTGAACCGCCACCAATTGTACCTGTACCAGCTGTTGCAGTAAGGGTAGCTCCTGGGTACGCACCGGCAGTGCTGGTTAGTCCAGTAATTGTTGCTGTCCAAGGACCAGAACCGGAGATAGAACCTACAGTTCCTGTTGCTCCTAGGTTTGGAGTAGTAATAGTGGCTGTGCTTGCTCCGCCTTGTCCACGGGTAAGGCCTGTAAGGGTATTGGAGTAGACGCCATTGTTTACTGGGTTACCTGTGTAGTTCATGAGCTCGTATGACGAACCATTTCTTACAATGATAGATCCAGAAGATGGGAAGGTTGAGCTGTCAGCTACTGTGATAGAAGTATCTGTTGGGTTGATAGTAACTGCTGTATAAGTTGCAGTTGGGTATGTTGCAGACTCATAGCGGCCAGGCAAGTTACCAGAGCGCATATAGGCTGTAGCACTATTGTTGTTATTTGGCAGACGGTGTACCCAAGCAATGTTTCCACGGTTGGTACGAAGACCCCAGCGGATCGATCCTGCACCGTACCAAGAGAAGTCAACAAAGAACATCTGCATCTTGGATAGGTCTAGGTTGTAGCCTGTTGGGCCGTGACCATCAAGCTGATCAATATTGAACTTAGCCTGAGGAATACGAGTGTTGACTGTCTTTGAAACAATTACCTGGTTAGCTGTTACTCCACGATATGCAGGAGAGATTGTCAAAGAGGTATCTGAAGCGATATCCTGAACACGGTAAGACTGACCGCGAATAACAATCCAGTCACCTGGAACAAGCTGCTTGTTAAAGATTGTTGGATACTGGGTGCTACCTGTAACAGTAGATGAACCCTGGGTTACAGAGACACGTCCAGCAACCTGGTAAACAGATGCACGACGTACTGCGTATACGTTCTGACCATCAAACTCCCAGTAAGCACCGTTCTGGTTATCAAAGATACCGAGACGAGTCTGTGCTCCGTACCAAGCTGTGGTTGATACGTATGGTGTTCCTGTTGCAGTTGTAGCGTTAAGAAGTGCGGTGTTTACATAGGTAAACTTTGTTGTGCTAATTACGTTAGCTACTGTAAAGGTTCCGTTGTATCCGGTATCTGTTGCGCCGTAGATTGTGATCTGATAGCCAGGTTGGAAGTTATGCTTTTCCTTAGTGGTTACAACTACTGTAGAACCAATAGCTGTACCTGTAGCAGTAAGGTTATCAATGTTCAATGTAGGCTTCAAGATAGTACCTGAAGACATTGAGATTGCCTTACCTGATTGGTAACGGAAGTAACGGCGAGTCTGACGAACCAAAGACTGGTTGTTAGATCCTGCGTTAGTCTGGAAGATAACTCCACCATCAAATGCGCGGTGAGCAACCTGACCCTGTGGACGCATATAGATAGCTGCGTTGAATGTGTAGGTTGTAGCGGTTACTGCGGCAGTAAGCGGTGCAGACAAAGTAATCATGGCAGTTGTTGCAGCAGATGCTAGAGATACTGCGGTGACAACTGAACCTGATGGGATACCAACACCAGTTACTGTCATACCTACTGTAATAGTAGCAAGGATAGCGTTAGTAGCTGTTACAGAGAGAATGTTAGAACCGATAGCTCCAACAGAGCCAGAAGCTGCTGTTCCAGTAGTGGTTGCTGTAGAAGCCACTGTTCCTGTAAGAGTTGATGGGGTGTAGTAGATAAAGCTTGTTGGGCCTGTGATAGATGCCACAGCATAGTTACCGTTAAGGCCATAAGCTGTAGGGGCAACACCAGAAGTGATTCCTGAAGTACCGTTAACAATAATTTCATTACCGATAGAAAGTCCGTGAGGAACAGTCGTGGTAACTGTTACAGCAGAACCTGCTGCGTTAGATACATAGGTTACTGTTGGGGCTGCGCCAATAGTAGAGTTTGAGTAGAAGACTTCTGGGATAATGAGGGTCTTGTTCGTATCTAGAAGAGAAGCACCAGACCATGTAGAATCGATAGGTGTCTTAGCTGTGTAAGTGAATGTGTTTTCAGCTGTACGTGCTTCAACAGTGTATCGACCAGAAGCAGAGAGAGAAAGAGGGTCGATTACGTTAATAGGTGTTCCAACTGGAGGAACTACACCGGCTGTAACTGTACCTGTAGTAAGAGCTGTAGGAGCAGTTGGGAAAGTAGTGGTGTTAATTACAAAGCTTGTTGATGTAGGTACTGCAATGATAGGTACAGCAGTTACGTTGTAGGTTGTAGGAGATGTAGCAGCAACAGTTACATACTGTCCTACAGAGAATCCGTGAGCTGCGCTAGTTGTAAAGGTAGCCTGTGATGTAGTTGAGTTACCTGTTACAGATGTAGCTGTAGCTGTAAGAGTTGTTACAGATACTGTAATTGTACGGCTACCTGCAGCAGTAAGTGAAGAAGGTGCTGTGATACCTGAAACGTTTAGAGCCGCATATGGGAAGCCCCATGAAGTTGGGCGGTTATTAATTGTAGAGACTGATTCCCACTTAGACTGCTGAGCACCATATTCAAAGTCAGTATCGATAAGTGCCTGAGGAGTTGAGGTCTTTAGCTTACCGACGCCATCTTGATATTCTTCTGAAGGTTGAAATGATTCGACGTACTCATCGATAGTTACCTGGATTTCATCTCCTGATGAAAGTCCTGAGGTGTTGTACTTAAGGGTAATAGAGGTTGTCTCGGTACCGTCAGAGTTAACTACTGAGCTGTAGTTTGTATAACCTAACGAAGGGTCAGAGAAGTTATAGAGTACCTTATTGGCAGTGATGTCCGTTATAAGGATGAGGTGCTCTTGTGGTACATAGTGCGGGAAGGTAATGATGCGGTTTACTGGGTCAAACGTATACCACGTTTCCTTCATAATTTTTCTTGCCATGGGCTAAGGTCTCCTCTGAGTATTGTGTAGATAGTATAGCGTATTTTCTAGGCTGTAGGCCTTGTATTGTAAATTGTTGGGGTATTTCCGGCATTCACCCAGGATATATAGTCCAGGAAATCCGGGTCCTGGTCGCTTTGGCAAGGAGCTACCACCTTCTGGTCGCTATCCCTAATTACTAACGATTCGTCTAAAATAATAGTATACATTATGCTTCCGTCTCTACATACAGGCCTGCATGGTCTATATCCACTGCTGAGGCAGTAGCGTTGTTGTTTCTCCAAGAATGGTGGGTAAGGCCAGTAGTAGCCGCAGGTAGGGCTACGCCTGCGTTGCCTGAAAGAGTACCTGAAGTTGTAGCCCCGGTGGTTAGGTTTGTAAACGTGTAGTAAATTACCGTGTTGCTGGTAGATGGGCTGTAAAGGGTAAGCTCATATAGGTTGTCACGGCTAGCGGTAACATATGGGAAGTTAGTGGATCCCAAATCAATAGGTGTTTGGGCAGCAGAGCCCCCCCAGAATATCTTCCAAGAGGTATCTGCGGCGCCTTGTCCTACCCCAATACAGTTAGTAAAAGTAGAGGGTTCCGCGTTTGTAAAGCCTGCAGTATTAGAGGAAAGCCCTACAAAAGTACGTGCAGCAGCAACAAAGGTAGTTTCAGTAGCGGAAGCGATTCCGAAACGAACTGAGTAATAAAATCCTCCACCAGTTAAAGCGGAGCCGGTACCTACAGTAAAAGAAGCAGTAGCTGTACGGTAACCTGCAGCAGCTCCTGCGGTTGCTGCTGATGGGTAAGTTAGCTTACGTGTACGTGTATATAGATTGGTAGTTGCCCAAGTAGCAGCTGTGGCGGTTCCGTAAGCGGTAACGGTTCCAAATCCTTCAGAAACAACAGTGGTGGCGTTAATGGCTGAGGGATAGTGACGCCAAATAGTACGATTAGCTAGGCTGTTTTGAATAACATGAGATGTAGTGGTTGGTCTCAAAGGTTTTCTAGTAAGGTTGCCTACAGTGTTGTTATCTGTATTTTGGTTAAACACTATAGATGTAGTTCCAAGAATGTCTGTGGCTTTAACGGTAGAGATCCAAACTGTTCCGCCATTAATAATCCCTTGATCTACAGGAACAATGGCCACTGCCAGCTTTGCAGCTGTGTCGGCGTCATTATCACGAGTAAGAACCGTCTGAACAGCAATAGTTCCGGCTACAGAAACTATATAGATACCGTTTTGGGTTTTATCTGTTTGGTCCTTAAGAAGAACTCGGTCACCTAACTGAAGAAGGTACCCGTCAATATATTGGATACCTGTAGCAGTAAGAGTTAAGGTATTTGATGCGTATGTTCCAGCTATATTTGTTCCTGTTGTAGCTGCAGATACTTGTTCCTTTAGCTGGAAGCTAACCCACTCAGGCGCAGCCGATGGCCCATAGCTCATAGCAAGTTGACCAGCAACTCCTGGATTACCCTCTAATTGGATAGGCCCATTAAACTTAGATGTTCCGTCAGAGGAAAAAGTGGACTCTACAGAAAGATTTTGTACATCAAAAGTATCTGTATACGGCCACTGTGGCTTATGAATTCCCATTACGCACCTGCTCCTACTAAGATATCCATTGCATCAAATGGATAATATGAAGTAACTGTTGGAATATCTGGTCCTGCTGCTAAGTACACGGTACACATAGATCCCGCCGGTACCGGTTCAGGAAATACTAGATATCCATCACTATCAATAAAACAAAAATCTGGAGTAAAGACAGATTGGTATACGTAGTCAGGGTAGTACATAGCCTGAGTAGCGCCGTTGATAGTAACAGTTAATCTAAATGGGTTTGTTACTGGGTACGGAGATCCTTGATAGAGAAGCTGGAAGCGAGTTTCTTTATCATCAAAGTACTTTTCAAAACTATCAAAATACAGTGTCTGCTCTAATTGAGGTTGACGAGAGTTGGAGACTGTATTAAATGTGATTGGGGTTACGCCAAGAGTATCTAATGTGCGGTTAGAGGAAGCCCAAATAGTTCCGCCATTTGTTGCACCACCAGAGACTGGAACAATCATGGCAGCAATCTTTGTCATGGTATCCACGTCGTTATCTCTTACTAATACCGCTGAGCCAGATGATCCATCAGCAGTAACAATATACATACCGTTGGCTGTGTAATCCGGTGTAGTCCAGTTGAGTTGATCTTTAACAAGAATACGATCACCAACTACTGGGGTATACCCATCAATGCGCATAGTTCCAGAAGAAGACAAAGTAATAGTATTAGAGGAATAAGTTCCTGTCAAATACGTAGTTGTAGCTACAACTGCTTGTTCTTTAAGCTGGAATGACACCCATTCAGGTCCCCCATTGGAGATATCTCCGTAGGACATAAGAAGTTGGCCTGCAGTTCCAGCTGCAGTAGTTGCGGTTTGACCAGAGGCATTGCCAAACAAAACTCCTGCTGGAGTAAGGCCGGAAGGTAGAGGTCCTTGTACGCCTTGATTACCTTTTAGGCCCTGTGTGCCTTGTAAACCTTGAACTCCCTGAAGGCCTTGAATTCCTTGTACGCCTTGATTACCTTGGATACCTGAAGAATAAGGAAGACTATTCCATGCAGCAGTTCCAGTACCTACTTTAAACTTGCCAGTATCTGTCTCATACCCTGGTTCGCCATCAGCAAGGGTAGGGTTAACTGAAGTCCACTGAGACGCAGTTCCCCTACGGTATTGGATTTGAATGGCCATGGTTTTACTATACCACCGTTCCTGCATCGATGGCGGTTATACCGCCGTAGTTAGAGTCTGGAGCGCCGCCATCTAAGTCGGCAAGTGAAGTTCCCCCTGTACCAGTACCTGAAGGTCCCTGTACTCCTTGTAGGCCAAGTAATCCTTGAACACCTTGGACCCCTTGAGAACCACTTCCGCCACTGCCTGTTCCTGCAGGTCCTTGAATACCTTGTAAACCAATTCCAGCAGTTCCTTGAATAGATTGTCCTGCCGCACCTTGCAGTCCTGTAATACCTTGAAGACCTTGGGTTCCGTCACCGATAGATCCTTGTAAACCTTGGGTTGATATTCCTTGAATACCTTG